GTTATCATCATCATTAGACGGTGCAGCACCAACTAGTTTGAGATAATAAAATAAATGAGAGGGGTTAAGCCCCTCTCATTTAAAAAGATAAATATATAAAACAGGAGAAATAACATGGCGACAGCCTCAAATTCGTTGTTCAACATGACAGTAGCATCTGATAACGCAGGTGGCAACCAAGGCTTGCTGATGCCTAAACTACAATACCGTTTTAGAGTTAACTTCTTAAACTTTGGTGTTGATGTTGATGGCGGATTAAGCTTAACAAAACAAGTAATGGATGTAACCAGACCACAAGTACAGTTTGACGAGATTACACTAAACGTATACAACTCAAGAATTTACTTACCGGGTAAACACACTTGGCAACCAGTTACTGTTAACATCAGGGACGATGCATCAGGATCAGTCTCTAAAGCAGTAGGCCAGCAATTGCAAAAGCAATTAGACTTTGTAGAACAAGCGTCTGCTGCATCTGGTCAAGATTTTAAATTCCAAGTTAACGTTCAAGTTCTAGATGGTGGTAACGGAACTGCTGTACCGGTTGTATTAGAAAATTGGGAATTATACGGATGCTACTTACAACAAGCAAACTATAACCAGTTAAACTATGCAACAAGTGAAGCAGCTACTATAGCACTTACTATTCGTTACGACAACGCAGTTCAAACTCAGGGTGATACTCTTGGTACTGCTGGTGTTGGTCAGCGTATTGGTAGAATTGTTGCTGATGCTGCTGCTCAAGGTATTGCTACTGGTATAGGTTCAAATACACCTAGTGCATAATACTTTAGGTAGTTTATAAATGTCTGGATTTTTTCAAGACTTACTAAGAGGCGCTGCTGGAGGATTCTTCGGCAGCGACTATCTTAGAGACTTTACCCATGCATCTAAAACATTTAGACCTAATTTCTATGAAAATACTCCTAAGTATAAATTTTTATTTCATACATATTTTGAAATAAATCAAGAAATTTATAATGCAGGAATAGACAAAACTCAAAACTTAGGTTTATTAGTAAAAGAAATTAAATTACCTAGCTATACATTTGATACTTTTCAGATGAACCAATACAATAGAAAAAGAATTATACAAACTAAAATAAAGTATGAACCTGTTACTATAACATTTCACGATGATAATGCTAACAAAGCTACGAAACTTTGGGAAGCTTATTATAGATACAACTATCGTGACATGGACAAGAGTTTCAACAGACGTATTCAAGGTTCGGCGTTTTCTGATTTCAGTGCTGACGGAACGGTAGCAGGTGATGACTTAACAACGAGAAACATTTACCAACCTAGTATAATAGGTGAAAACTGGGGATTCACCGGTGACGCATACAATAACAACAACGTAAAAGTTCAATTCTTTAAAAATATTACAGTGTATGGACTAAACCGACATAATTTCGTATCTTATACATTAGTAAACCCCGTCATAACACAGTTTTCTCATGATACTTATAACTATGATCAAGGTAGCGGCATTATGCAAAATCAAATGACTATTGATTATGAAACTGTAGTATATGATTATGGCTCAATTGATGGTACTAGACCGGATAATATTATAACAGGTTTTGGTTCAGAAGAAACTTATGATAGAAGATTAAGTCCTATTTCTATCCCCGGCTCAAATAGAACAATATTAGGGCAGGGAGGTTTAGTAGATGGTGTAGGTGGAACTATAGAAGCGTTAAGTCAAGGAAATATTTTAGGTGCTATCAAACTCGCAGGCACCTCGTACAACACTTTTAAAAATACTGATCTTAAACAAAATATAAAACAAGAGTTGTTAAATGGAGTAACATCTGCTTTAACTAATCCCAACGTAACTAGAAATATAGGTGCGTTTTTCCAGCAAGTTGGTTCTACTCCGTCACCTGTAGCAACAGCAAGTGCACCTACTACTGGCGCCATCAGCCATGCGGCAGTTGACACTAGAGCAGGTATAACTAGAGCACCTCTTCCTGCCGGTGCTCAAAGTTTCGCGGCATTTGACACTAGAGCAGGTATAACTAGAGCACCTCTTCCTGCCGGCGGTCAAGTTAATTCAAGTGGTGCAACATCATATCCAGCTAACTTAGGTCAGCCGATTACTAGAAGAAGTTTGTAATAACACATAATGACTAAATAATATTATGCCTACAATAATTAATAACCTTCAAAACACAGACAGAACTATATTAATATACGATAATTTCTATAATACCAAGCTTGGTATAAACGCCAATGAATTTGACATTGTTTTTTCTTATTTTAAATCAATATCAGATAATGATACGATTGCTGGAAACTTTACTTCAAATCTTTTTAGAATATCACAAGAAGCAGATATACCTGTATTAGAATTATTAGATCAGTTAAAGGGGTTACCTAACAAACTTGAAATGAATAAAGTTATTTGTTACTTTTTGAATAGCTTTAAATCTAATACTTCACTTTACGGTGTAGGAGTTATTGCTAGACCAAATCAACTTGCTGCTAGAAATGTAGTCCAATAAATGGCTAAATGGGCGCAAGGTCAATACACTCCAAAAAATCCTGACAAATATATAGGTAAACACACACCAAGATATCGTTCTGGTTGGGAATTACGAGTAATGATGTTTTTAGATGAGAACAAACATATATTAAAATGGGCTAGTGAAGCTATTGCAATTCCTTATAAAAACCCTCTTACGGGAAAACCTTCAATGTATATTCCTGATTTTTTCGTAATGTATGAAAACAAACATCACAAAACCAGTGCAGAAATAATTGAAGTAAAACCAAAAAGTCAAACTTCATTACAAGAAGCTAAAACTAGACATGATAAAGTACATGCTATAGTCAATCAAGCTAAGTTTACTGCTGCTATGGCATATTGTAAACAAAACGGTTTTGTATTTAGAGTAGTAAGCGAAGACTCAATATTCATGAATACTACTAGCAAAAAAGGAAAAAGATAATTATTTTTTAATAAATAGTTACATGACTAAAAAATTAAGCGAACTTTTTGAATTACCCGAAGACTCTGATATTTCAGATACTGATTTATCAGAACCTATTTTTGACCACGCGCAAGAAATCACTCAAACTGCTTTAACTAACTTAGAAAAAATAGAAGCTGCATTACCTCAAGTAAGAGGATTGGAAGCGGCAGATAGCGAATTAGATGAACTTGCAGAATTAGCAGCTAGTAGTTACAAAGACTTAATGGATTTGGGTATGCAAGTAGAGTCTAGATTTTCAAGTGAAATATTTAACAGTGCTAGTAGTATGTTGGGACATGCGATTACGGCAAAGACTGCAAAAATTAATAAAAAGCTAAAACAACTTGATCTTCAATTAAAAAAAGCCGCTTTGGATCAAAAACTACAAAACAAACACGAAGAAGTAGAAAACACACCTATCGGTGAAGGTAAAGCATTAGACAGAAACGAACTTTTAAAACTTTATACAAAAGACAAGTAGATTTTAAAAGATAAAGATAAATAATAGATATTATACATATTTAAGGATTAACCATGCGAAGCTTCAAACATTATTTGGTAGAATCTGTACACAGTTACGACTACACTATTAAAATTGTAGGCGATATAGATGCTAAACAGATGGACCTGTTCAAGTACAACTTGAATAAATTTGATCCAATAGAAATTACTGGACCAACTTCTACACCTATTCAAAAATCACCATATGGATTTCCTGGTGTTACAAATCAGTCTGTAAATATCATTAAAGCAAAGTTTAGATATCCTGCAACTGAGCCAATGGTTAGACAAATGGCTAGATTAATAAACATAGATGAAAACAGAGTGCGATTAGTTTCTACTGCGTTTGATGACAGCATTGATCATGAAGCAGAACAGTATGAAAATCAAATGGAAAAGTCACCAGTATTAACTAACGATTATCCCGATGATAAGTCTGCTAAAGCAGCAGCAAAAGCATATGGTAATTCTTACTTAGATGAAATTGAAAAGTCTATGAAAGATCATAAAATTGAAAGCCCGTATGCTGGTGAAAAAACTAAACAAGCGTTTGATCCATTTAAGCCAGAAGAGTATATGAAATCAATGGGCGATAAAAGTCCAATGAGTACTATCAACAGACCAGCTAAGCCCAAGATTGGCGCCGGAAGATAAGGAATCTATTATGAGTATGAAAGATTTATTAAACAAAATGACTGAACTTCAAGGCACTACTAAAGAAGAGAAAGTTACTACTACTGGTAAAAGAGTTCTAAACGAAAGTGCTGAACGCCCGTATGTATGTGTTCATGCTAAAAAAGGCAAGTATGAAGTTAAGGCTAACTCTAGTTATGAAGCTGTTAAAAAAGCTGCTGATAAATGGAAGTTGAAATCAACTGCTGGTATTGATGCTTATGTGGCTGATAAACCCATTTCTGCTGCAAGTTTAGAAGAAAACACGAAGCCATCTTTAAAAAGTATGTTTAACGCTTTACTTGCTGAAGCTGAACAAGTTACTATTCAACCAGCTCAACAAAACACTCAAGTAATCAAGCAAGGTAATAAAACTCTTGGTACAGTTACTAATCCTAATCTAGCTAATCAAATTAAGCAAAGCATTGGTAAAGGTGAAATGAGTTTAGCTGGTGATGAATTAAATGAAGTTGATGATGATTATGACGGTGATGATTACGATCATGATGACGGCAGTGATCAATATGCTACAGAATTACACGGTCTTCATCTTGGTGATGTAGTAAAAGCTAACTATAACGGTAAAACTGTAATAGGTAAAATTAGTGAATTACACCCAACTTATCTTGAAGTGGAATTAGAATTAACTGGAAGAAATGCTGGTAAAACAGTTATAGTTGATGTTAGAGAAACTGAATATGTAGATAATCTTAATGAAGCCAAGCTAACCGAAAAAGCAAAAAGTAAGTCACAGCAACAAGCAGCTGGTGCAGCATTAGCAGCTAAGCGCGGTGATGCTCCAAAAAGCACACTAAAAGGTGCATCAAAAGAAATGGCAAAAATGCCCGCTAAAGAGTTAGAAAAGTTTGCGAAAACTAAACACAAAGGCTTACCTGACAAAAAAGAAAAAACTAACGAAGAAAAGGGTTCTCCTTTAATGTGGAAAGATATAAAGACAAAAAAAACAACTCCTGCATTATGTACTCAACACAACAAACCCTTATTCAAGAAAGGGGAAGGTGCGAATGCTAAGTATGCTTGTGCAGATTGTCCTAAACCTGAAAAGAATAAAACTGATGAAGCAGCTATGCCAACCAATGACAGCGACTTTGGTGCAGGATTAGGCGCTGGAAGAAACAGCAAGACTTTAGAAGCTAAAAAAGCCAAGCCAGATTTTCTAGACTTAGACAAAGATGGCAACAAGAAAGAATCAATGAAAAAGGCAGCAGCCGACAAACAAAAGGTATCAACAATGAAAAAGACAAATGAAGCTAAAGCTAAGCCAGACTTTTTAGACTTAGATAAAGATGGTGACAAAAAAGAACCAATGAAAAAAGCTGCGGCGGACAAGAAAACAGGTTCTACTGATAAAAAGAGCAGTGCAGGGTTAACCGCCGCGCAGAAAAAGTTACCGGCTGGTTTACAAAAAGCTGTTGCGAAAAAGAAAACAGTTAAAGAAGGCACAAATCCAACCGAGTCAGCAAGATTACTTGGTAAAGCACATGCTATGGCAAATGATACTTTCAGTTGTAAGTATGAAGAAGGTTCACAAGAAGCACAAGCTTATCTTGATGGATACAAATCTGGTTTAGACGAATGCTATGGATCAGGCGGCATGGGAATGCAACAAGATATCGGTATGATGCCTGGTATGGTATCACAAGATTCTATGATGGATACTCCTTCACCAAGAGGCGGTAGTGAGTTTGCGTTTGGTGGATTTGATGATGTGAGTGATGACGATATGATGGCGTTTGAGTCATGGGATCGTGAACTAAATGCTTTATTGAATGAAGCAGTAACACCTAAATTCCAAGTTCGTTATTTACCTAACAACCGAGACACGTATAAAATAGAGAAAGGATTCGCGAGTAAAAAAGAAGCTCAGGATTGGATAAAGGGAGAAAATCTACGAGATAGGGCAGAAGATATTAGTATTGAAACTAGTACGAGCAAAGAAGTTAATGAAGGCAAAATTAAAGACATTGATATTGACATGACACACATGACTGATACTAAGTTTAAAGAAAAGTATGGTAAATCAAAAGCTGACATGAAAAAAGACTTGTCTGGTTCTACTGACAAAAAACCAGTAAAAGAAGGTATGACTGTTTCCGTTTCTAAAGGACAACAAGGATCACCTGACTCTGTTACTATTTCAGCACAAGATAGTGAAGCCGATCAGTTACTAAGTCTGATTAAGCAAGCTGGCTTAGGATTGTTCGGCGGTGAAGACACTGCGCGAACTAGCGCATATGGTGCTCCGGTACAATCTGATGCAGGATCGCAAAGTGTATATCCTGACTCAAATGTAGATACTGGAGATCATGATGGCATGATGGCACTGATGCAGAAAGTAGCAGGCAATGATTACGAGGATGAAGAATCTCAAGATGCATCATGTGACGTATGTGGATCAGGTGATTGTGGATGCAATGATTCAGACAGTAAAGCATTGGTAGTTGGTGAAGAACAAGGCTACGATGACAAAGAAGATGAATCATTGGGAATGCGTACAGGTAAAGAATCTGGTAAAGAACAATCTATGAAAGATCGTAGAGATGATTCTTATGGAAAATTTGGAAAAAGAACAGACGAAGATGAAACTGAAGATCAAATGGAGTTTGAAGTATCCGAAGCAAATGCTCCTGATTCCGGTGAAGCTGAAACTACTGCTGACGAAAACGCAGAAGCTAAAGAAGATCAAGCACTAGCTGGTGCAATGTCTGACAACGAAGAAGAAATTGACGAAAGCGAAGAAGAATTAACTGAGTGGGCTAATGACGCTGGATATCAAGGTTCTGAAAACATAAAAGACAATACGTTTGAACAAGACATTGAGTTTATGACTAGAGTTATTTCAGGTGGATTGAACGGACAAAAACAAGATCAAACTACTTTACCGCATACTAAAGTTAAAGTAGCAGAGTCTAGTTTGCTTGATGATTGGAAGAAACTAAGCGGAATAAGATAATAATAATAATAATGCTCAACTGAACGTTTCTTTAATACCCGGTTCGCCGGGTATTTTTTTGTTTGTAACAATGATAAATACAGTAATATATTATAGAGGATATACTTGTGTCGCAAAAAAATATAGACTTCGGAACATTTCCTGATGATCCAAATGCAGATGCTATAAGAACAGCATTCACTAAAGTACAAGAAAACTTTACGGAGCTTTTTGAAAACGGCATGATGCAGGGCGTTCAATCAATTAATAGAACGGCTCAACCGGGTATCACAGTTAATAATACCTCCGGAAACGTGTTAATTACTGCTAATATCGCTCAAGTACAAGTGCAAACATCTTCATTAGCATTAGGGGTATCATCCCCGGGAACACTGTTAAACGCGGCTATAACATCTTCTGGACAATCATTATACATTGACTTACCCGCTAATACTACTATCACTACCTCACTTGTTGTAGGTAACAATACATCAAATACAGTAATAACAAACGGTAATATAACAACTACCGGAAATATCACAGCCACTAACATAAATTCAGGTAACTTACTAACAGCAAATTATGTCACAGGTACATTAACTACAGGCGCACAGCCTAATATTACTAGTGTAGGAACACTAGCAAATCTTACAGTAAGTGGATTATCAAATTTAGGTCCTGTTAGTAACGTAACTATTACTGGAGGTACTAATGGATACGTGCTTTCTACTAATGGATTAGGAGTATTGTCTTGGGTAGCGCCTGACTCGGGAGCTACAGGCGCAACTGGAATTCAAGGTTCAACAGGTGCCACTGGAGTTCAAGGAGATATGGGGTCAACTGGACCAATCGGTGCGACAGGTGCAACCGGATTAATAGGTCCCCAAGGAGGCCCAGGCGCTACCGGCGACACAGGTGCTACTGGCTTAATCGGGGCGACAGGCGCTACCGGCGACACAGGTGCTACTGGTGCTACTGGAGCAACGGGTGACACAGGTGCTACTGGCGACACAGGTGCTACTGGTGCTACTGGCTTAACTGGAGCAACGGGTGACACAGGTGCTACCGGTATTCAGGGAACTCCGGGGGGTGCAACAGGCTCAACCGGAGCAACAGGTGCTACCGGCGCAACAGGTGACACTGGCTCAACCGGAGCAACAGGTGCTACCGGCGCAACAGGTGCTACTGGTATTCAGGGAGACGCAGGTGCTACCGGCGCAACAGGTGCCACTGGCTCAACCGGAGACGCAGGTGCTACCGGCGCAACAGGTGCTACTGGTATTCAGGGAGACACAGGTGCTACTGGATTAACCGGCGCTACGGGAATAGGTTCTACCGGCGCAACAGGTGCTACTGGTATTCAGGGAGACGCAGGTTCTACCGGCGCAACAGGTGCTACTGGATTAACCGGGGCTACCGGCGACACAGGTGCTACTGGATTAACTGGTGCTACTGGTCCTATAGCAGGTAGCGACACTCAAATAGTTTTCAATGATGCAAGCACGGCAAATGGTAGTGCTAATTTAACTTTCAACAAAACAACTTCAGTATTAACAGTTACCGGTAATATTTCAACTAGTAACTTAATACCTACAAGCTTTACATTTAGAAGTGTTAACTCAGCAGTGTCAACTGCAGGTACAGTACAAGCAAACGCTACTGCGTTAACTAAAGAACTTAATTTAGTTTCTACAGTAGGTAATAGCAGTCAAGGTGTAAAATTACCAACAGCGGTCGCAGGTATGGTAGTTTTAATTACCAACTCTTCTGTAACTAATATGAACGTATACCCTGATTCAGGCGCTGCTATCAATACATTAGCAACTAACGCAGCATATACACACGCAGCAGGAGCAACATTACAATACATTGCACCTACTGCTACTCAGTGGTATACTGTTGGTTCAACTTATTCATAAAGGAAATATAAATGATTACATTATCTTTACTACAACAAATAGCTCCTAAAACTAAAAAAGAAGTTTTAGAAACATACGTTGCCCCACTCAATGCTGTGTGTAAAAAATATGGTATTTTAGATAACCATAAAAGAACAGCCGCATTTTTAGCGCAAGTTGCACACGAGTCAGGTGGTTTTAATTTTACTAAAGAAAACTTAAATTATAATGCTAAAGCATTACAATCAGTATTTAAAAAGTATTATTCAACAGAAAAAGACGCATTAGTACATGAAAGAAAGCCAGAACAAATCGCTAACAAAGTATACGCAAGCAGAATGGGAAATGGTGATGAAAAATCAGGAGACGGTTGGACTTACAGAGGTCGCGGTTTAATTCAGTTAACTGGTAAAGAAAATTATACTAAGTTTGCTGAATCTATAAAAAAGCCAATAACAGAAGCAGTTAGTTATCTAGAAACCGCAGAAGGTGCTGTAGCTAGTGCTGCTTGGTTTTGGGATAAGAATAAATTAAATGATTTATGTGATAAAGACGATTTTGTTACACTAACAAAAAGAATCAATGGTGGAACAAACGGGTTAGAAGATAGAAAGCATCACTACGAGTTAGCATTAAAAGCATTAAAAGGATAATATGTCTCAACCAAATTGGACTACACCTGCAGGCAGTATAGGATCATATCCAGCACTAGTATTATTATCTGTGCAGTTACTGGCTCAGCCGGTAGCACCTGCTGCAACCGTAACTTATACATTGATAAGCGGATCATTACCTGAGGGTTTGAGTTTATCCAATATTGGTTTAATATCAGGAACTCCTATAATAGTTATTAGCGATACGACTTATACATTTGTGGTTAGAGTTACAGACAATTTAGGAAACATAAGAGACAGAACATTTTCTATGATAATTTCAGGAGTAGCATCTCCTGAATTTACTACCCCTACTGGTAGTATATTAAATACTCCAGACAGTACATGGGTACAATTACCTATTGAATATAGTAATCCATTAAGTAACAATTTAGTTGCTATCAGAATAATACAAGGACAACTACCGCCAGGTTTAGAAATAAACACTAACGGACTGATACGAGGTTATGCTGAGCCACCAATTAATAATGTTAACTTGGGTGCGGTAAATACATCTATAACTTCTACAAATTCAAATATTATAACTTGTTTAAGTACTACTGGGTTTAGAATAGGAAGACCTATAATATTTTCAGGTACACCGTTTGGCGGTATAGTAGCATCGCAAACTTATTACATTAAAACTTTTGATGAATCTTCTTTTACTATATCAAATATTGTTGGAGGATCAACCGTTGTATTAAGTAATGACGTAGGATACATGACTGCTAGCCTACCTAACATATCAATAGGACAACCTACTACACGCACATATTCATTTACTGTAAAACTAGAAAGCTTATTAGGCAGTGACATAGAATCCTATAACATTACCGTAGTGAATCAAAATGCTCCCGAAGCAGAAGGTGGACCTAAACCTGCGAATTCCAGAGAGCCTACTATATACAACACTAGACCCCCTACATTTAATATAAATGAATCTACCCCTTACTATGGTTACTATGTATTAC